TTCTGACTTTGCTAACAGCTGTGGCTAAATCTTCCAAAAGGAAGGAGCTGGTGTTGTTGAAGCTATCGGACCACAGGTTCAGATAACTTCTGGTGATGTATCAGTTGTATACCAAGGTGATGTAATCTTAGGAAGACTAGCCATGGGTGCAGACTATCTTAACCCAGCTGCTGCTGTTGAACTAATCGCTGGTGCTGCTACTGGATCTTCTGGTAACGCTGCATTCTAATGCGAGTATATCTGGGGAGTTTATTCTCCCCTTTCTTTTTATAATAATTATGCCTTTTCCAACCACAAACGCTACACAAGAGCTACCAGCTATAAACAACATACTGTCGTCATGTGGTCAAGCTCCTGTAACCACTTTAGATCAAACCAACCCGGACGTTGCGATTGCCTATGCCACACTGTTACAGGTGTCACGAGAGGTACAATCTGAAGGATGGACATTTAACAAAGAGTACCACTATGAGTTTGCTGTCAATACAGATAACGAAATAGAGATACCAAATAACATACTACAAATAAAATTAACAGAAAATTCTAACAACACTACCCATGATGGTATTCGTAGAAGTGGTAAGTTATATGACAGACAGAACCATACATACAAGTGGACTCATAGTAACCCTATAGAGTGTGATGTTGTGTGGTTGTTTGACTGGATAGATTTACCAGAACCTATACAGAACTATATTACAGCACGAGCTGCTACCTTAGTATCTAGTAAGATTATAGGAGACGACGATCAGTACATCAGACTCGAGAAACAAGAAGCTTTACTCAGAGCTATGGCTATGGAGTATGAGACACAGCAGGGACAGTTCACTATGTTCGGTCATCCTCAAGGTCAACAAAACTACTACCAAAGCTACCAACCATTTCACGCTTTACAACGATAATGCCAGCAGTAACTCAACGAGTTGACAACTATCTTGGTGGAGTATCTAGACAAGCAGACAGCAAGAAACTTCCCGGTCAAGTCGAGGAGTGTCTGAATGGATATCCTGACCCTACCTTCGGTCTTACTAAAAGACCGGGTATGCAATGGATATCTAATCTAGGTACTGGCACTACATATGACAGCTCTAAATGGTTCTACATTGCTAGAACATCAACAGAAAAATATATAGGATGTATTACACCAGCATCAGGAGGCTCTACAGGAGCCATTGCAATATGGAATGCTATAACTGGGGCAGCTGCTACCGTAACGTACGGTACAGGGGCACAGGCGTACCTTACAGGGGCACGTACTAACTACCATATACTGACTGTACAAGATACATCTATCATAACAAATAATTTAATTACAGCAAGTGCATTAGCTAACCCTACCTTTGTAGCTAACACACGAGCTACACTTGTATTATCAGGTGCAGTTGTAGGTATCACAAGTGGTGTGAATATAGACGAATACTCTGTTACTATTAACGGTAGTACAGTGTCATATACAGCACAGACAAATGATGGCTACGATGAAGTACTAACTGGTATTAAGAGTGCTATAGACGGACTCAGTATATCAGGACTTACAGTAACTAAGTATGTAGGCTCACTTGAAATAGATAGAGTTGTAAGTGGTACACGTACTGCATTTACTATATCTGCAAAAGGTGGACTTGATAACAGTAAGCTAGGAGTCTTTCAAGACCAAGTTGATAATGTATCACAGCTACCAGCTCAGTCTTTCCAAGACCACGTAGTTAAGATTATCAATACTACATCAGATAAAGATACATACTTTGCTAAGTTTGTTGCAGACAACGGAACATCAGGTACAGGTTTCTGGAAAGAAACAAGAGATCCTAGTAAGTCTGCTGGTCTAGATCAAACAACTATGCCACACGAACTCATCAATACTTCAGTCAATAACTTCCAGTTACGTCGTGTAACGTGGACAGAACGTGAAGTAGGTGATGATGACACAAACAGTCATCCCTCATTTGTAGGTAAAAAGATACAACAGTCTTTCTTCCACAGTAACAGATTAGGGTTTCTATCAGAAGATAACGTATCACTTAGCCAGTCAGCTAAGTTCTTTAACTTTTATCATACATCTGCACAAACAGTTACAGCTGCAGACCCTATAGATTTAAGTACATCAACTATACGACCAGCAGCTTTACATGCTGTGATACCTACCACACAGGGTTTGGTGCTATTTAGTCAGAGCCAACAGTTTATGATGTTTGCTGCTGACGGTATACTTACACCTACCTCTACTATTATACGTTCTATATCTAACTATGAAACAGATACACTTGTAGACCCTGTAGATGTAGGTACGAACATAAACTTCTTAAGTAAGACACCAAGTTATACTCGTGTATTCTCTATGGTTACACGTGGTCAAGACGAAAACCCACAGGTAATTGACGTAGGAAGAGTTGTAAATGAATGGGTTCCCTCTACTGTCGACACACTTGTAGGCAGTGCTCAGAACCAATTTATAGCCATGTCAGGACAATCGTCCAGATATGTTTACTTCTTTCGTACATACAGTGACGGAGAAACTAACCTTGTAGAAGCATGGTTTAACTGGGAACTACCCGGTACAGTACAAGCTATGGCTGTAGACTCTGATGAGTTCTTTGCTGTAACTAAACAGGGCAACCAGTTTACATTAAGTAAAGCTAGCTTAAGTCAGAGTCCAGAAGATGCTATTATTGTTAATAACGATGGTTCAAAGATTAATCCTTGTATAGATCTATATGCAACAGCAAGCTCTGTAGCATACGATAGTACAAATAACTTTTCTAAATGTTATATACCTTGGAATAATGTAACAGGTCTTACACCTGTATTGATTATTAAAGGTACAACAGCTACGGGACAGTTTATTGAATCAGGATTTACTGTAACACCAGAAGTAATTACTAACGATGGTAATGCGTACTTTAAAGTTTTATTTAAAGATCTTACCTCACAAGCAGCTAACGTTATAGTAGGTTGGAAGTATAACTTTGATGTTATATTACCTAACACATACTACAGAATTGACGAAAGCATGAAACGTAGTGACTTTGCAGCTCAGCTAATTATAGCTAGAATGAAGTTTGCTGTAGGTCTATCGGGTGTGATGGGCTTTAAACTTAAATCAAAAGGTATACGTCAGGGTAAGAAAGAATATACAGGTGATGGATCTACTACAGTATTTACATGGGACCCATCAAACATAAGTTACATTGACTCTAATCAGGTCAAAGTTAAGATTAACAACGTGGTAACTACAGCTTTTACAGTAAATAGTAATACACAGTTAACATTTGACTCAGCTCCCGCTAACGGTGCAGCTATACTTATCTATACAGATGAGTGGTATAACTTAAACCCTGTAGCTATAGCTGATGACTACTTAGCTAATGACGTTGCACTTAAAACTAACGCAGTATTTAGTGTACCAATACACCAGAGAACAGATAATTTTACACTTAGACTATTTAACGACTCACCATTCCCGGTATCCATAAACTCTATGATGTGGGAAGGAACATACTCACCAAGATTTTATAGGAGAAATTAATGTTAGGAGCCATTCTCGGAGTAGCTTCTATAGCAACTAATCTTATCGGTGGTAGTAAAGCAGCATCTGCAGCGAGACAGCAAGCAGAAAAGCAGAACGAAGCTACCGATAGACAGTTAGAGTACGACACAGAAATGTGGGAGATGAAAAAGCAACAGCTTGCATCTTCACGTGACTTTGCCGTACAAGAGATAGAAGCTAAAGCACGTAATGAAGGTCGACTTGCATCAGCTCAAGATGCACGTAATATACGAAGTTATTCGTACGATCTACAAATACGTAACCGACAACAACAAACAAACGAGCAACAGTACAGACGCTCAGACGATGTATTTAGACATCAAGTATCACTTAATGCTTTAGCAGCAAGATCTGGTAGTATTGATGAATTAAATAAATTACAAGAAACTAAAGCACAGGCAGCTTTTGATGCAAATGACAAATACGTACAGTCTCTGATTACAGAAGGTAAGATGAGAGCACGTGGTCAGTCAGGAAGATCAGTAGATAAAGCTACACAAGCAGCTGCCTTTGACTATGGACAAAAAGTAGAGATGTTAAATCTCTCAATAGCTAATGCTGAACGTAACTCACGATCAGTCTTAGATGAAATACGACGAGACCGAACGGCAGCAGACCTGTCAGCTTACGCAGCTAAAATGTTAGATCCCGGTATTTTACCTTATCCAATCGAACCATTACCTACACCTACATCAGACTTTGTATTACCAGCAGAACTTCAAGAGTATGACTTTGGACCACAGCCTGTAGCCGGTGCATACGCATCAACAAGTGCTGCAGCTAATAGAGTATGGGGTAGTACCATCAGCAGTATAGCTGGTAGTATAGGTGGATTTGCTGGTTCATACGCTAAACGATAACATTAAAAACAATGGCTAAAATAGAACGCTCAAGAGGCGGACGTTTCAAAGCCAATAATCCAAATCTGCAAGCAGGGCTGAAGGAATCACAACTTCAGCAACAACGGATTATTGACAGCTTAAAGCTACAAAAAACACAAAGTGACAAACGTGATGCAGACCAGATTAGGTTTATGGAGAAATCCGACATCAACGAATCACAAAACAGAAAGATAATACAGGATCTAGAAAACAAGAAATTTGAGAACAGATACAATGCAGTATCTAAACGAGCTCAAACTGAAGTAGATAACTTAAGAGGACAAGCTAAAGAGTATGAAAAAGAGTCTGAGTTCTGGCAGAAGTTTACACCAAAGCTTGCTAAGGACTTAACTACTGCAGCGGAAGGTATATATAACTTTGCTGACATGCGGTATGCTGAAAAAGAGTTTGCCTCGATGATAGATAATAATGAGTTTGATTTACTCAAAGGTTTCTATAATGAGCAGAATAAGTTAGTAGACAATGGTATCGTAGACGATATGTACGATGCTCTCTCAACTGGAGATGTTGACAGATTTGATTTTCTAGGAAATACACGTCGTAAAAATAGTTACTTTCTTGGTAAAATGGTCACTGATAAGATCAAGAGTGACTACGAATTATACGTACAACAAAAATTAGAGATAGTACATAATCCAGAGTTAAATGGTGGACGTGATTTCAGTGAGTTTCTTGCACCAGACAAAGTACGAAGCACTTATAAATTTTGGGGAGTAGAACAAGTAAGGCAACTTGGTCTAAATCCTAAATCTCCAGCTGGAATAGAAATAATAAAACTATGGGATGATCGTGGAAGATCAGAAGAACAAAAAGCAAGATTAGAAGTAAGTCATTACACAAGTTCTGACAATGCAAATCAAGCAGAACAATTATTTTTTGCAGATCCTACAAGAGATAATCTAAATAATTTAAACTTAAGTATAGGACGCATCCCTTCTAAAGATCGAAAAGGCAACATTGCTAGAGGAATTAAGTCTTTTAATGTTAGGGCTAATCAT